CACGCCGTCGATGGTCCATTGGCGCTTTTGCGTCGAATGCTCGCGCGTTGTCTGCGAGGCGCGGGAGGTCGGCAGTTCTCGGGTGATAATTGCCATTGAGCGTCAGTCCCAGGCGGGGGAAAGGGCGGCCAGCCGGTCGATGAGTATCTTCGTGTTCTTGGCCGTGGCGGCCGTGGCCTCGGCCGTACGGCGGGCGTCGTCGGTCGCTCCCAGGCCGGCGACGGCCGCGGCGGAGAAGGTGCCTCGGACGGAGCCGGAGGCGGCTCGGATTTTGTTGGGATCGGTCTCGATCGCGGGGCCGTCGACGGACAGGTCGGGGGATCGGGCGGCATCGCCGGCGGCCTTGGCCTCGGATAGGGCGGCATTCCATTCCTCGCGGGCGGTGGCCAGGCTGCGCTCCGCGGCCCGGGCGGCCTCGGTCTCCATCGCGTCGATAACGCCCATGGTCCCGGCGTGCTCGGATCCCAGGGCCTCCGTGGCGGCGCGGTGTTCGGCGTCGAGCGCGGCCCGGTCGCCGGCCGCGCCCTTGTCGCGCTTCTTCATGCGGCGCGCGTGGTCCTCGCGGACGATCCGCATGGCGAGTTGGGCGTCGGCCCCGGTGGCCTTGGCGTGCCACCAGGCAAAGGACTCGGCCAGCTTGGAATACATCGTATCGTGGATGTCCATGCCGGCCTTGCTAAGCGACTGCCAGGTCTTCTTGATCGCGTACACCGCCTCGGCGGCTCCGATCCTCATTCCGGTCCACAGTTCGGCCCACGCCCGGGACGTGTCGGCCGTGAACGATCGCCAGCGAGCGGTCAGATCGGCAGTGCCGGTGAGCCAGGCGACTTTAAGACTCGACCAGAGCACCTTGGCGGCCAAGGAAAAGTCGCCGGCGGCCAGGGCGTCTTTCATGGCGCCCAAGCTGGCCGTGAATATCTCGGTGAGCGGCGCGAGCGATTCGGCCAGGTTGGCGAAGACGGCTTTGACTCCGCCGGCCGAGTGGACGGCGTAGGCCGTCAGGCCGGCCAGGCCGGCAACGGTCAAGCCGATCGGGCTAGCGAGAGCCAGCAGGCCAAGCTTCACAATGCCGATAGTGGCGGCAAACGTGCCGGCCACGGTACCGGCGGCCGAGAGCGTGGCGCCCAGCACGATCAGACCACCCCCGGCGGCCACCAGACCGGTGGCCGTGGCGGCCACGGTGGTGATGAGGGCCTTATTCTGTCCGATCCAGTCAATGGTTTTGGCAACCAGCGGCGCTATGCGATTGAACAGGACCGTTAGGGTCGGGGCGAGCGCGGAGCCGATTTGGACGTACAGGCGTTTGGCCCCGAGGGTTACGCGGGCCCAGGCGTCTGTCAGCGCGGCGGCGGCTTTGGTGTCCTCACCGCCTATGACGTGGCCCAACTGCTTGGCCTCTGCCATGGCGGCGTTGAAGCCCTTTTCCCCTTCCGAGAGCATGGGGAGGAGGGCGGTTCCCGAGCGGCCGAATAGCTCTTGGGCCAGTGCGGCTTTTTGGGTTTCGTTTTCAAGCCTGGACAACGCGGCGACTGTGTCCCGAAACAGCGTTTCGGTGTCCTTGAGCTGGCCGTCGGCCGCGGTGGCACTCACGCCCAGCACGTCGAAGGCCTCGGCGTAGGATTCCGTCCCCGTGCTGGCCTCATAGGCCGCGCGTTGCAGCCGGCGAATGGCCTTTTCGCAGGTGTCAATGTCCGTTCCACCCAGGTTGGCGGCGTACCCCAGGGCGGACAAAAATTCAGCGGACGTTCCGGTACGGGCGGCCATTTTGTGCAGGGCATCGCCGGCGTTGGCGAAGGCCTTGGTCGCGGCCAGGATCGGGCCTAATACGGCCGTGCCGGCGGCGGCCGTGGCGAGGCCGATCTTTGTGACGTTCGCGCCCCAGTGCTTGAGCTTCTTGCCGGCCGCATTGAGCGCGCGGCTGAGCGGGTTATTGTCCCCGTGGATCTCCACCCAGGCCTTTCCGGCTTTGACTCCGCTGGCCATGGTCAGTCCTCAATGATGTTTCGGAGCTGGGTGGGCTTCATGCGTTCGGTGGGTTTGGGTTTTGGTCGGGCCGGCGGGCAGGGGTGGAAGTCGGCCGGCTGGCGGGCGGGCGAGTTTTTGCCGCGGAGCATGTTGTGCAGCTTGGCCAGTAAACTGGACGTGTGGGTCCAGTCGTACTGAATCCGGTGTTTCGCCATGGCAGCCAGCTCTCGCAGGGTGTAGGGGTCCGGGTGCAGGCGGAGGATAGCCGCGTATTCGGCGACTAGGTCCCAGCCGTCGGCTGCGTCGCGGGTTGCGGCGGCAGGATCTGCGCCGCGCTCAGCAGGGTGTCCCGTTTCTCCCGGAGGTACGTCTGGGCCTGGCTCTCCGTCTGGGGATCGTCGAGCACGGCCAGGTTCACGGCCACCTCGGCCTCGATCAGCCGCCCCAGTGTTTCGAGGGCCTTGACTTGATCGTCCCGACGATCGCGGAAAAAATCCGATACGGTCTCACGCAGGGCCTTTTCCGCGCGGAGCGCGGCGGGGCCATCCAGCGCGCGGAGGAAATCGTCCTCCGAGACGCCGGCGGCCGTGGCGGCCGGCTCTACCAGGAGCCATACGAGGTCGATCACGGTCTCGGTGTCGTGCAGGCGGTGGACCAGGGGCGGGTCGTTCCGGTCCGGGTTGAGCAGATCGAGCACGCCGGCCCGCTTGATGCGGCGGGCATCGCCGATCGTCAGGGCAATCGGCCAGGCGCGGCCGGTGGAGTCGGTAAATTGGGGCATGATTGCAGGGTCAACTTGGGAAAAGGGTCCGTTGCAGTGGAAAAGGCGGCCGGCGTGTGGGGCCGCGTTACAGGGCCGAGTCCTGGAGCAATCCGAGGGTCACGGTGAGGGCCGTGGCGGCGTAGACGTCCAGCGTCTTCACGTTGGCCAGGGTGGCCAGCGGGGAATCGGTCCCGTCTTCGCTGTCCCACGCGGCGTAGGATTCGCTCGCCAGGTCCACGAGGACCGTGTCGTCTGCGTCGTCGGTGAACACCAGCAGCGCGGCGCCGGCGATATCGGCGGCGGCCGCCAGGGCCACCAGCGTCGAGGCGGCGAATTGCAGATCGTTGCGGGCCCGCGGCGATGCCTCCATGGCCGTTCCGGCGGCGGGTAGTGCGTCGCCCTGGCCGATATCGTCGTTATGGACGGTCACGGCCAGGCCGTCGACGCCCTCGACCACCAGCTCGGCGCGGCGGCCGCCGGTCCAGAAGACGGCGAAGACGTCGCCCTCTTCGAGCGTGGGCGTTGCTTCGAACGTGAACGTGTGGAGCGAGTCGTACACGTTCATTCCGCCGTAGGTGCAGCCCTCCGGGGCGGCGGCGGGGTACTGGCCGCCCTCGTGGGCCGTGCCGGTGAGCGTGCGCGACGATTGGACCGAAAAGCCGGCAATCGACGCGATGAAGGTGATGGATGCGGTGGGCATGGTCAGGGCTCAGGTGTCAGGTGTCAGGTGTCAGGGAAGAACGCAAGGGAAACGGGCGATTAGACCCACTGCGGGACGCGGAGGTCGGTATTGAGCTCGAACGTGCAGGCCATGGTTAGATCGCCTTCGACCGGCTCGTCGCGCTCAAACTTGGTGACCTCATAGTCGGCAATGAACCCGTGCCCCTGGTCGTCGAGCGCGGCCAGGGCAATGGGCGTGTCGAGCATGAAGGCGTTCTTGATCGCCGTGAAGCCGGCGTCGGTCGGATCGTAGAGCAGGCCACAGTCCAGCGACAAGTTTTTGAGCGTGGTTTTCTTGCCCTTCCACTTGACCCCGCGGCGTACGCGGTCGATGGTTTCCTTGTCGCCGGAGACGGTTACGTCCTGGACGTTGTTGAGCGTGGTGGCCGGCGTGGTGTTGACGGTGCCGTATTTCAGCAGGGCGTCGAGGGCGATGCAAAAGGACATGGGCGGGGATCCTTACTTGAGGGTAGCGGCCCAGAACCGGGGCAGCCGTGGGCGGAGGGAGTCGAGGGCGGGGGCCATGAACGGGCGCTTGGGGTAGCGGCGGGCCTTGTAGCGGCCACCGTGTTCGTGGGCCGATGCGGACGGGCCGACGAACTGGGCGGCCGGGCCGATCAGGGCGGTCGTGTCGGAGGCTTCGAACAGGATGGAGCGGCGGAGCGCGCCGGCTCGGGTGTGCGGCGCGCTGCCTGGACGCGAGGCCTTCTTGCCTTTGCGAATGAGCTTTCTCGCCTCTAGCCGGAGCACGGCCGCGGCGTGCCGAATGCCGGTAATGCGGGCCTTGTGGGCCGCGCGTCGGACGCGGTCGGGGGTCATTCGGACGCGGGTTTTGGTCGTTACGCGGGTCATCAGGCGTTGGTCGTGTACTCGACGTGAAAGACGCCGACGAAAAGGTTGTGGGCTTTTAGGTGATCGAGCGACGGGGCGGCAATCAGCTCCTGCTTGCGCCAGCGGGCGGCCGGGTAGTCGGCCAGCGTTTGGTTGCGGAGGGCCACGCGGAGCGTGTCGAGCGTGGCTAGGGGATCGGCCAGGGCATTGGGGGCCGCGTCGATCGGCGCGGCCAGGGCGACGGCCACGCGGCCCGTGTAGCGCGTGCGGCGGCGGGCGACGGGCTCCTCGCTTAGCGGGCCTTCGCCGTCCGGATAGGCCGGCGCGACGAGCACGCGGGCGGTGGCCAGGTCGGTCAGGACCACCTCCGGCGCGTAGGTCACCACGGCCGGCAGCGTGGGGCTGTCGAGGTGGGCGGCAACGGCGGCGAGGAGCGTGTCGAGGTTCATTGGAGACTAGGAAAGGGCGTTGGCGACGAATCCGCCGGCCAGGCCTCCGAGGAATCCGGAGCCGGCCATGAAGCCCAGCAGTGCGGCAAATTTCACTTCCAGCCGGCGGACTCGCGTTTCTAGCTTCGCGACCGGGCACGCGGCGGCGTGTTCGGCGAGTGCCAGGCGGGCCGCCTCCACGGCGATGGTCCGCATGTACTCGCTGAGCGGCACGCTAACGGCGTTGCCCGTGGATTCGGATGCGGGTTGCGGCATGATCGGAATACCTGTAGGGCGTTTCGCCGGAGGGGTGACGAACGGTGTAGGTCTGGCGGGCGGCGTCTTCAATCGTGTCGCCGGCGGCGGGCGTGATGAGCTGGCCGTCGAGGGCCAGGTCGGAGGCTTGCAGGAGCCAATCGGTGGTGTGGATGATCGTGGTCACGCCGGTCGGGTCGATTTGCTCGAACTCGGACCGGCCGCGGGTCGCGGTGAGGACCACGGAGGCCTCACCGCGACGGTAGCGGATCGGCTCGCCAACGGCCCCGTCAAGGGCGGCGGCGAGTAAAGCGGCGGGGTTCACGTCAGAACAGCAGATCGACCGTCATGGAGACGGTGGAGGCGTTGCCGGCGGCCGAGTTGGTGGCCTGGACGCGGACGTACCGGTCGCAGTCGGTCGGCAGCCGGAAGCGGACCGAGGCGGCGGCCGCGCCGGAGCCGTCGCCCGTCTGGGTGAGGACTTCCTTTGCGACGGTCCGGACGCCGGCAAACGCGGCGTCCGGCGCGCATTGGACGTCGTATTTCATCGTGGCCGCGCTGCCCAGCATGGCGTTGGTCAGGGCGGGGGCCGAAATCAGCAGCTCGCACGCGGCGAGGAACTGGCCGCTCGAGGGAATGAGCAGGTCGAGGCCGGCGGACTGGACGGCCGCGGCCCCGTTGGGCAGGGCCTTGGTGGCCGTGAAGCCGGCGTCTTTAACGAGGAAACTCATTGCAAAACCTTGGGGCTAAGTGGTGGAGGTTGGCGGTGGGTGGCAGGCGGGCGGCCGGGGCCGGCGGAAACAGATGAGGCCGCCAGGCCCCGGCCGTGCAACGGAGGCCGCGGCTTAGAGCGTCAGGGTCTCGGTGTTGAGGATGCCGTCGGTCACGGCGATCGGCACGCCAAAGGACTCGGTCGGGATCGGGGCCGGGGCGCCGGTGGCGTTGGTGGCCGTCCGACTCAGGCGGAGTTGCTCGAGGCTCCGGCGGCTCATATACATCACGTCGGGCGTGATTCCGGCGGGCCAGAGGGCCAGCGCGGCGGCGATGCGGTCGTCGGTGAGCGTTTTGCCCGAGTCGGCGGTGAGCTTCTTGATTCGGCCGAGTTTCTTGACGTTGGCCACTTGCAGGCCGGGACGCATGAGCAAATCCTGGACGTATCCGGTCAGGGGGTTTCCGGAATCGTCGTGGATCGTCTCGACGCGGGGCTCGGAGACGGCCAGCTCGCCGCCTTGACCCAGGACCCACGTCACGGAGTCGACGCCCCACTTGACCAGCCAGACCGAGGAGGCCGTGGCGTCGGTCGTTCCGGCGGCGTCGACCACCATGGCCGCGTCGACGGCGTCCACCAGGCCGGGGAAACCCTTCGCATCGCCAAACGTGGCATTGCGGCCGTAGTAGAACGCCCGGGCCAGGGCGTTCATCGTGCCTTCGAGGATCCCGGCGGCCTCCATCGCGATGAACGCCTCGGGGCCGTCTTCCGACGCGTCGGCCACGGCCTTATCACACTCCCAATAGGGATTGATAATCATGGCCTCGACGAGGCGGTTTATGTAGGTGGACTTCACCACGGCCGTCCCTTCGTTGGCGTTGCGGAACGCGACGGTGGGGACGGAGGTACGCACTTTGGTGCGGTAGTTGAGTCCCTTGATGGTCCGCCAGTAGCCGGCGGCGATCTCGGGATGGGTCTGCATGGCCTCCTCAATCAGGCCGGCGGCGGCGTCGGTCCCATTGAGCGTGGCAATGTCCAGGAGCGTGGGGCGGGACATGGAAAACCTCGTGAAAAGTGGGTGGGGCGGGATGGCGGAGGGGAGGAGGGAAGCGGGAGTCTAGCGGCGGCCTGGCAGGCGGAGGCCGAGGGCGAACGCGGCCAGGCGGTCGGGCAGGGCGTTTTTCAGTTGTTTGGCGCCGCGGCCGGAGGCAGTGGTCTGTTGGCTGCCCTCGCCGTCGGCAAAGGAGGCCGGTTCGGAGTCGCCCAGGGATTCGCCCAGGGCGGTAAGGCGTGCCTGGAGTGCCGCGATATCGGCCTCCAGGTCGGCCGTGTACTGGGCGCGGGCGGCTTCGAGGCTGAGCCCCTGGACGAAATACCGCGCGCCTCGGGTCTCGCCAAACGCGGCGACGAACGCGGCCCCGTCGATGGCGCGCTGTTGGGCAGGGTCGGCGGGCGGGGTTTCCGGCGGCGTGGCGTCTTCGGGCTCGTCGGCCGGATCGTCGACGATTTCGGCCTCGGGGGCTGGTTCGTCGGTGGCAGCGTCGGCGGCCGGCGGCCTGGTGGCGCCGTCCGATTCGTCGGCGTCGGCCGGGGTCGCGGAATCGTCCGGCGCGGGATCCGGATCGGCGGGCTGGTCGACCGTCGCGTCTTCCTTCGGCGCGGGATCCGGTTCGGCGGGCTGGTCGACTGTCGCGACTTCCTCCGGCGCTCGATCCGGATCGGGAGGCGTGAAGCGGGCGGCGGCCAGGTCGGGGTGGCCGGCGCAGAACTCGGTGTGCGTGTGCTTGTCGTACCCGTGTGGGCAGATGGCCACGCCACGGAGCGACCACTCGCGGAAAATGAGCATGGGCCCGGCCAGGGTCCGGCCGTTCACTTCGGCCGTCATGCCCTCTTGCAGGTATTCGAGCCGGAGGCCCTCGTCGGTGTCGAACGCAATGGACGCCTCGTAGGGCACGCCGGCCTTATGGTTGGCCAGGACTTCGCGGGCCCGGTCGCTGGTCAAAGCGAGTTGCCCGTCACACCAGAGCGCCCCGTCGCGATGCTGGAACGTGTCGAGGTAGCCGAGGACTTCGGCGTCGTCGTGGCAGTAGTCGAGGGCCAGGCGGCTCTTGTGCGTGCGGACTCCGTCGAGGTCGTGGACGCAGGGGCCCCAATACCAGTGGTTGAGCGGTTCGGCGGTCCGGGCCGCGATGTGGACGGGCACCAGTTCGGCGTCGGCGGGCGACCCGGCGGCCGCAAGCTGGCACTCCGCGGCAAATTGGCGGGCGTGGGCCGGAATCTGTTGGGCGGGAAGGTCAATCGTCTTGGGCATTGGACGTTTCCTTGGCTTGGGGCTGGGCTTGAGAGCCGGGGGCGGGCGGGAGGGCGTTCAGTTTTCGGCGCGCCTCGCCCAATTCGAGCAGCACGTCATCGAAGTCGACTTGCTGGCGTTTGAGGATTCGCTGTGGGCTCGATAGGCCGGCGTTGATGGCCTCGACGTCGGCCTTGATTTCCTGGGCGGGGTTGATCCAGGGCATTCCGGCCGGGAGCCATTCCCATTCCACGTCCGAGAGGGTCCAGCCGCGGGGCAGTTCCAGCTCGCCGGCGAGGATGGCCAGGGTGCAGCGCCAGTAGGTGAGCCGGTCGAGCAGTTCGGCGACGTCGGCCTGCTTGGGTTGACAGGCCTTTTCGTAGAGGATGACGGCGCCGCGGGCGCCGCTGAAATTGGTCCGGCTTTCGTCGAAGTAAATCATGGGGATATCGAGGGCCTTTAGGGCCAGCGATATCATAAGATTGCCGTAGGAGCCGAACTCTGCGGAGGGCGTCTTGCTTTCGAGCAAGTCGACTTTGTCGTCGGGCCCCAAATCGAGCTGGAACGGGCCGCGGCCGAAATCGACGGTGGTTTGCGACTTGTCGACGTTGCCGTCGTCGTCTGTGGTGGTTTCGACCTCGCCGACAGCTTCGTCGTCGTCGCGGAAGAAGGCCAAACCAAAAAGCTGGGCCAGTTTGGCCTTGGCCAACGCATAGTCAAACGATTCGTAACAGTCGCGCAGTCGGTTGATGGCCGGCGCGAGTGGCGAGATTCCACGGCCCTGGTCGAACCGGTCGAAATAGGCCAGGTGTTCGACGTATTGGGCGGAGATTTCCCGGTCGAACTGGAAGCCGGAGCCGGTCCGGTTGTGCAGGGCGTAGCCCAGCGGGCGGCCGTCTTTTGCGGTCCGGATTCCGTGGGAGTAGTTTGCCC